ATTTGGCTTTAATGTGCCGATTACTATTAACAATATGATGGATAAGATTATTGTTAGTGGACATACTCGGTATGAAGCGGCAAAGCGATTAGGAATGGTCAGGGTTCCTTATATCGAACTGAATCACTTAAACGATTTAGATGTTAGAAAATATCGTATTGCTGACAATCGTTCTGCTGATGAATCTGAATGGGACAAGGTTTTATTAAGGAATGAATTAGCTGAATTAGAATTAAACAGTAAATTAGATTCTGAATGGTGGAAAGCTACTGGCTTCAATGAACAAGAGATCGCACAAGTATTGGCTGGAACCTTAACTGATCCTGAAGAAGCTAAACCTAAAAAACATGAGTGTCCTAATTGTGGTCATAGTTGGTAATGGAATTTCTTGATAGTATCTGGTTTTATATACTTATAGGAATTATAAGTTTTACAATAATACATAATGCGAGGTAACCAAATTAATGTTAATTGCTTTGATACTATTGATTATAAACTTTTTAAATTACTTCAGGAAATATCTTACGTTGATACTTTTGGTAAAGACGAAGTTATTAGAAAACAATATAAGAAATATTTAATGGAAAAACATAAAATTAAAACGTCTGATCCAGTTATTAACGATGTTATAGATAGAATATTTGTTAGACATCAACAGGGAATGGCAAGGTTTGAACAAACAATGAATGATAATGCTAAATCTATTCCTGAATGGATAGAAGATATTATTGAAGAACAGATTGATAGTATTTGTTATTTAGTTACTCTCAAAAGTAGATATGACAAAGAGATATTTGATTTAAAAAAAGCACAAGATTTATTAAGAGATGATTTACAAGTGGTTTATTTGGAAAATGGTAAGTTAAATGAAAAAATTAAGAAGTTAGAAGAACATGGCAAGCAAAAAACCTAGAGGATATGGATATACCCATGTTACTAAAACTAGAAAGAAGCGTAAAGGCAGACATTCTAAAAGACCGAATAAAAGTAGTCGGCCAAAACGTACGAGAGGACAAGGTAAAAGATAATGAATATATTATTTTTAATTTTAGGATTAGCAACAGCTAGTACCACCTATGAACTTGTTAAAATTCCAATAGGTATGGCGGCTAAACAAATAACTTGCGAACAAGCATTTGCTAAACATACAATATCAGTAGAAAACCCAAATTATAAAGTTGGAAATAATGAACCAATAACTTATATCAAATATAAAGGTAAAACAGTTTTCTTTCATTATTGCGAAGATTCACTTGGAAAGTATATTCCGTAATGGCTACTTCATTTAATATTACTGCTATATCTAAATTATTAAAGTTGACAGAACGTAGGATTCAACAGTTGGCTAAAGATAATATTATACCTAAAGCAGAACGTGGTAAGTATGATTTAATTAATAGTGTTCATGGATATATAGATTTTCTAAAAGCTAAAGCTGGTGGAGAGTTTACTATTGAAGAAGTTAATAAAAATAAAAATAAACTTATTAAAGCTAAAGCAGAATTAGCAGAAATAGAAAAAATGAAGGCAACAAGCGAATTAATCCCTCAAGAAGAAGTAAAACGAACTTGGCTAGAATTAATACACAAATTAAAACAAAAATTACTTTCAATACCCAATAAAGTATCACCTATATTAATTAATATCAAAAATACCAATCAAATAAAATTAATATTACAAGAAAAAATATATGAGGCCTTATATGAAATCTCAAGCGATGACAGAGGTGTGGCAAAAGACAATGAATCTAATAAAGCCACCGCCAAGTCTAACAATAAGCCAGTGGGCAGATAAATTTAGAGTATTATCTACCGAAAGTAGTAGTGAAGCTGGTAAATTCGAGACTACTAGAGCTATATTCCAAAAAGAAATTATGGATAGCATTAACGAACCAACGATTAATGAAGTTGTTGTACTTTCTTGCTCTCAAGTTGGTAAGACAGAAATGTTATTAAATGCTATTGGTTATTATATTGCTTATGCACCTGCACCGATATTGGTTGTGCAGCCAACTTTAGAAATGGCGAGAGCTTGGAGCCAGGATAGATTGGCACCTATGATTAGAGATAGTAATATTTTAAAATCAAAGGTTGCAGAGGTTAAAAGTAAAGATTCAGCTAATACGGTATTACATAAAATATTTGATGGTGGGCATATAACTGCGTGTGGAGCTAATTCGCCTGCGTCTTTAGCTTCAAGACCGATAAAAATAGTTTTATGTGATGAAATAGATCGTTATCCACCAACTGCTGGAAGTGAAGGTGATCCTGTTATGTTGGCTAAACGTAGAAGTACAACATTTTGGGATAGTAAGTTAGTTATGACTTCTACACCAACAGTTAAAGGTAATAGTCAAATCGAAGAAGCGTATGAACGGAGTGATAAACGTTTATTTTATGTTCCTTGTCATAAATGTAAAAAGAAACAAGTTTTAAAATGGTCGCAAGTTCAATGGGATAAAGATAAGCCGCAAACTGTACGATATACTTGCGAAAAATGTGAAACTAAATGGACTGATATTCAAAGAATTACCAGTATTAGTAAAGGTAAGTGGCAAGCTACTGAAAAATTTAATGGACGTGCTGGTTTTAGAATTAACGGTTTATATTCTGTATGGGTAACAATGGAAGAAGCGGTTAGAGAATTTTTAATGGCTAAAAAACAACCTGAAACATTAAGGGTTTTTGTCAATACTTATTTAGGCGAAACATGGGAAGATGAAGGTGAAAGAATAGATGATTTAGGTTTATATGATAGACGTGAAGATTATACGGTGCCGAATGAGGTTGTTTTATTGACTGCTGGCGTAGATATTCAAGATGATAGATTAGAAGTAGAGATAGTGGGTTGGGGATTAGAAGAAGAAACATGGAGTATTGATTATTTTATTGTATATGGCGATCCTACCTCACCTAATATTTGGCAAGAATTAGAATTAATACTTACTAAAACGTTTGAAAAACCAGATAAGACTAAATTAAAAATTATTTCTACTTGTATAGATAGTGGTCACCATACAAATATGGTTTATCAATTTTGTAAGCCAAGATATGCTAGACGAGTATTTGCTATTAAGGGTATAGGTGGAGAAGGTAAAGCGATTGTTAGCAGACCGAATAAAAACAATATAGCAAGAATTACTTTATTTCCAATAGGCGTTGATACTGCTAAAGAATTAATATATTCAAGGTTAAGAATTAAGAAATTTGGTGCTGGATATTGTCATTTTCCTAAAAAATATAGTGAAGAATATTTTAGACAATTAACGGCAGAAAAAATTGTTACAAAGTATCGTAGAGGATTTAAAAAAAGAGAATGGGTATTAATGAGACCAAGAAATGAAGCATTAGATTGTAGAGTTTATGCGTTGTCGGCATTTACATTATTGAATGCAGATTTGAATACAATAGTTCAAAGACAAAAAAAAGTGCAAACAAACAATCCTCATAAAGTCAACCCAAATAGGTTGAAACATTATCAAAAGAATAGTAATTTTGCGAAATCGTGGAATGATTAAAATTAATGGCTAATATTTTTACAACAATACCAGAAAAAGAACCGATAAGTTTTTATAAAGGTGAAACTATTGTTTGGAAACGAACCGATATAGGTGCTGACTATGATCCGTCAAGCTATTCAATGGTTTGGGAAGCATCATTGGAAAGTGATGGTTCAACAAGATTTTCAGCAACCGTTACAGAGTCAGGAACGGATTATACTTTTACTTTAGATAATTCTTCAACAGCTAGTTATACTGCTGGAGATTATGTATGGTTTTTAAAGGTTCTCCAAACAAGTGATAGTGAAACGTTAGTAATAGATTCAGGAAAAATTACTGTTAAAGATAATTATTTTGCAACTACTGGTGATACTAGAAGTCATGCTAAAGTAATGCTCGATAAAATTGAGAGTATATTAGAAAATAGAGCTGATGCAGATGTTTCGAGTTATTCAATATCTGGTCGTTCACTTAATAAGTTAAGTGTTGATGAATTATTAAGATGGAGAGATTATTATAGAGCAGAATATAAGAAAGAAGTTGCGGAATTTAGAACTGGAAATAATGAAGGTTCAGGTCGAGTAGTAAAGGTACAATTTAATGACATATCTTGAACGAATTAGAA